CCGTCGGCCAGTCGGCGACGAGGTCGGTGCCCGCGACGTAGGGGATGTTCCAGGGTGCGCCGGTGTCGGGCATCAGGCGAGGGCCTCCGTAGCGTCCTGCCAGGTGAGGCTAGCACCAACGCCGTTCCAAGGGGTGGGTCCGGCTGCGGCCCAGCGGAGGCCGAAGTTGGACAGGGAGTACTCGGACAGGAACAGGTCGAGGGTGGACTCGACCGGGCCGAGGGACCAGACGTAGCCCTCGACGAAGCCGCGGTAGACCTGGTCGGCGGCGAGGTAGGTCGGGACGTTCTGGAGGATGATGCCGTAGTTGCGTTCGACCTCGAGCAGCTGGTCGAGGAGGTTGTCGCTGGTCTGGTCGAGGGGGATGCGGATGCTGCCGGCGAGGTTGAGCCTCGGGGCGCCCTCGAGCTCGAGTCGGCGGGTGACGAACGCCTCGGCGTCGGACTGGAGGGCGAGGGTGGTGTCGTAGGAGCGGTCCCAGCGGCCGTACACCTGGATGGAGTCGAGCGCCTTGCCCTCGACGGTGCCGGCGTCGTAAACGACCTCGAGGACGTTGGCGATGTCGGCCTCCCGGGTGGCCGTGACGAAGGCGTTGCGGGCCGTGACGGAGCCGGGGATGGTGATGTAGTCGGCGGCCGCGGTGGACTCGCGGTGTGTGGAGTCGGCGTAGCCGAGGAGGCCGTCGCGGGTCTCGTACAGCCAGCCGGCGCCGGAGAACGCGGCCTTGGCCATCTCGTCGACGACGGTCGCGGGCAGCTGGTCGATGGCGGCGAGGTCGTACAGGCCGGGGGTGTCGATGGCCGACGTGTCGACGGCGAAGCCGTCCCAGGTCGCGGTCTGGGCGGTCCAGGTGCCCATGGCCTCCTCCCAGGTGGTGGCGAGGGCGTCCTGGGCGAGCAGGGCGATCTGGTCGCCCTCGGTGTCGGCGGCGATGATGCTGGTGAGCTGCCGGCGGCCGGCCTGGGTGAGGGGCCCAGAGGCGGTGATGTCCCAGAGAGGGCCGATGTCGGTAATCGAGGCCGAGGTGGTGTCTACGACGCCGGTGAACAGCCGGACGGGGGTGCCGGTCTGGTCGTCGACGTCGATGGTGAACGTGTCGGCGATGATGATGCCGGGGTCCTGCTGGTTGATGATGAGCCGGGCGACTCCGGCGACGGACTGCTCCCACCAGTTGCGGCCGCCCATCTCGATCTGGATGTTGGCCAGCGTGTCGGTGGTGAAGGCGGTACCGCCGATGGTGACGGTGATGTCGCGAGTGAAGCTCATCGGAAGTTGCCGCCGACAGCGATGCTGCCGCTACGTCGTGCCTGCTGCTGGGCCCGGTCGATGGCTCGGACCAACTCCCGTTCGTTTCCGACGAAGCCGCTTACGTTGATGATGGTCTGCGCGGACAGGTTGCCGGTGCGCGGGATGCCCGGCAGGGTGGCAACGGGGCGGGGCCGGAATGGTCCGCCCTGTCCGCGGCCAAGAATGGAGTCCTCGGGTAGCAACTGGTCGATGCCGGACTGCTCGACGATCTCGCCGACCTTGAAGCCGACGGCCCCGGCGGCGACGACTCCTGCGCCGACTCCGGCGCCAGCGAGGCCGAGCAAGGCGTAGGCGGCCTTCAGGCTGGCTGCGACCTTGACGGCTGTGTTCAGGGCGACGATGGACCCGGTCAGGACGGCGATAGCGCCGCCGACCTTGATGATCTTGTCGGTGTCGGCCTCGGTCAGCGTGGTGACGAACCCCTGCATCTTTGGCAGCAGGTTGCTAACGACCGGCAGCAGCTCGGTACCGATCTCGATGCGGAAGTTCTCGATGTTGGCCTTGGCGATGGCGGCCTGCGCGGACAGGGACTCGGACTCGCGGGCGAACTGACCCTGCTGGATGGCGGTCTGCTCGACGATGCCGAGGAAGCGGGCGTACACCTGGTCGGCAGCCGTGATCTCCTGCTTGGTTTCCGCGAGACCGTTGGCGAGGGCGACCTGCTCGATGGCTGCGGCGTTGAGTACGACGCCGTACCGCTCGATGGGATTGAACTCGCCGCGAAGGGCCGACCCGAGGGCCTCGATGGCGTCCTGCGGGGTGGTGTTGCCGAACGCTGCCAGGTCGGACGCGAGGGTGGACAGCTGGATGGCGAAGTCGGCGAGCTCCTCCCCCTCGAGGCCGGCGGTCCGGCCGAGGATGCCGAAGGTCTGAGCGGCTCCTAGGGCTTCCTGCCTGGACTGTCCAAGGCTGTCGGCGGCGCCTTGCGCGAACTCCTCGAGGCGTCGGGCTGCGCGCTCGCCGAACACCTGTTCGACGGCGCCGAACGTCTGGGACAGGTCCGAAGCGGCGTTGATGGCCGAAGCCGCTGCCGTCGTGATTGCACCCAGGGCGGCGGCTGCCGGCCCAGCAGCCTTGGACAGCCCCTGTTCGAACTTCTGAAAGTCGGACTGGGCGCTTTTGAGGTTGCCGCTAAACCCGGAGGTGTCGGCAAGCAGCGACAGTTTGAGGGTGCGGATGGTCTGGGAGGCGGCCATTACTGCTTACCCCACTCGTCGGCGACCTTCCGGGCCCCCTCAAGCCAGGCGCGCAGGATGCTCGGCTGGAGGCGCTTGAGCCTTGGGAACAGCCACCAGCCGCGGTTCCCGCGCCCCTGCTTGGGGGAGCGTGGGGGGAACTGTAGACCGCCGCGGCGTTGTCCGGGCCGCCGGAACCGTTCGCGCTGCCGGGCGGTGATTGAGCCGAACTCGGAGCCGAACACGAGGGTCCCGTAGGCGGTCCGTTCGCCCTCGGACGTGGTGAACCTCCGGGCGCCGCCGATGGCGACGGTCGGCACCCGGTCGGACGCGACCCGGATGGATTCGGCGACCCTGACGGCCTGGTCCTGGTACCAGCGGCTGCCTCGGGCTGCGTTGCGGAGCTCGGTGACGTAGTCGCCGGCGATGTTGCGCGACAGTTGCCGGAGGTCCTGGGAGGCGGCCTTGTCCATCCGTCCGAGGGCTCGGGCAATCTGGGCGACCTCGCGGTCGTCGAGCCTGAACGAGACCTTGTCAGTTGCCACGGTCCCGCTCCTCGAGCAGCTTGAGCGCGGTCAGCAGCTCCCTAATGTCGGTCCAGTCGCCGGGGGCCGTGTTGGTGGCTAGCGCGACGGCCACCCGCAGATGGTTCAGGCTCCCGGCTGGGTAGGGTCCTCGGCATCTTCGCCGACCAGCGTCGGCAGGTCCTCGAGGCGGGCGACCCAGCCGTCGAACGGCCGCTTTTCGCCGTTCCGCTTCGCGGCGTGCCAGGACAGGTACAGGAGGTCGGTGATCTGGTCGATGCCCTTGCCGGCCGACTTGCCGGTGTGCTTCTCCCAGGCGACCCAGTCGAGCAGGCTCAGCTCGGCGCTGTGCTCGCCGTCGAGGTCGGTCCAGATGACCTTCGCCTTGTTCATGTTGCCTCCCGGGTGGTGCCGGGCGGCGGGCCGTGGGAGAGGTCACGGCCCGCCGCCCGGTGATCAGACGGCGGTGACGGTCGGGGCGGTGTTGCGGTCGCCGACGAGGGTGAACGACGTCTGCGCGGCCGCTGCGCCCTCCCCACCGAACGGCGGGATGGTCGGGAACACGTTGCCGGCCAGCGTCGTCGTGGCGTTCGGCCCGACGTAGACCAGGGTGAACGCGAGGGACGTGTCGGGGGCCGACAGGGCCGCTGAGGCGAGGGCCTCGCAGAGGGACGACGTGGTGCCCCAGTCCGAGTACATGGTCACGTCGAGGCTGTAGGGCTTGGTAAGGGTCTTGTAGACCGGGCCGGACAGGGTCTCGAGGACCTGCTGGTCGGGGCTGTAGGTGAACGAGGTGCTGATCGTCTGCGCGTCGAAGGCCGAGCCGTCGATGGTCAGGGTCAGGTCAGCGCCGGTGAGGACGGTTGCCATGGTCGGCTCCTAGGACGGGCTGGTCAGGGTGGACACTTGGAGATCGGCGACGAGCAGCTCGCTGGGCCCGACCTGCTCGAGGGACGGCGGTCCGGCGTCGGAGACTTCCCAGCCGCGGGGCAGGTTGGTCATGACGGCGAACATGAGGTCCTCGAGCTGGTTGAGCGCCGCCTGGTTGTCCAGGTGCGCGACGCAGCAGGTCAGCCGGAAGGTTACGAGGACGCGGGGCGCTGCGGGGGT